TACAATTCTATCAGCCATGTGTTCGTAATAGAGATTTACTGCTTTAGATGCCCATTGTTGAGGTGTGTATCTTCCAGTATGGTCTTCTATTACGTATGCTACACCATTTACATCTACTCCAGCTACAATAATGCCAGTAAGGTCAGAATCTGTCTTAGCTGTTATGGCTGGGTCAATAGACACTATAATACGATTTAAATCAGGTACATCACCCTTATTAACTTCGCACTTAGCTAATAACTCTCTACTCCACAAAGCCCCAGAAGCCTCGTCTAGTATTTCAGCATAGAGTTCCTGTCTACCAAGACGAGTTCCCTCATATGTCTTTCTTACAGCATCTAGAAACGTATCTGCTAAATTAGCTGAGTTATCGTATGTAGACCCTTTAGAGATAACTGTCTTGTCATCTTCTAGTATAGACCTTAATAACTTTGTTGTCTTAGGTGTTGTTGTTACAAAGAGTTGTGGCCTACGACCTAACCGTAAACCAAACATCATCATATCCCAAGTTTCTTGTGCGTTTCTCCAAGCACATAACTCATCAGCCCAAGCACTGTATGCCTGTGGACCACGTAATCGTTCTGGGTCCTCTGCTGAGAAGAATACAGCTTTAGCCCCATTCTCCCATGTTAAGGTATTATTTGTAGGTGACCAAACAGGATAACCCATTACCTTATTCTTATATGTCTTATCTCCAGCCCAACATACACTTAATAGCCCACTGTCACCCTCAACCATCACGCGACGAACATCACCTTTAGTTGGAGCCACACAATGGACTATTTTATCACCTTTACGTATTCTATGTCTGACCCACTCTGCTCCAGCACGAGTTTTACCCCATCCTCTACCAGCAAGAGCTACCCAAACATTCCAACTACCATCAGGTTCAAGTTGTTCAGGTCTAGCCCAAAAATCCCAGTTATGTCTTAGTTCCTCTGACTTCTTAGGACCCAGTTGTTTTAATAAGGCTTGTACTTTTTTAGTGGGTAAGTCCCGAAGTACCTCAGCCGTAATTCTTTTCTTCTGCATCATAGTCAGGGGTTCCTTGTTCGGGGTCAGGACTCTTACCTAATAATACCATAAGTGAGTCTATGGCACTTTCATCTGTGTCAGGATCAACATCTTGTTCTACTTCATTTACAGTAGATGTAGGTGACCAACCTCCCTTAGATCTTAAATATAACTCTTGAGATTTAAAGTCACCGTCTAGTGCCTGTTGAACTACAACATCACCAATACGACTTACAACATCAGCTTTCTCTTCTGATATTATACCACCATAAAGTTTATAAAATGTAGTTGTAGAAGCAGGTGCGTACTGATACTTCTGTATCGAACCCATAATATCTTTTACTGGTACTCCACTACGAATACCCTTACGAACCTTGTTTGCTATAACTACACTAAAAGGAAGTGCATCTTTCATTTTATTACTACCCTATAGTGGAAATAAGAATCCCCTCTTCAGCATGACCACTTCTATTAAATAATATTTGAGTAGATTCGTCATGGTTTAGGGGAAATAGTTTTAAGACTACAACTATAGTTATAACTTACGTTATTAACTTTATTAATATATATACTATTAGTAAAAAATCTTAAGTATATACTTACGTTGTGTCTCTTACTTATTATATAGCACTATTTTTCAGAATAATACAAGTAAATAATTTAAGTTTTTTTATATGTGGTTGAAAACTAACGATTCTTTTTTTCTAGTGTAGATCTGTGATCATTGGAGGTGTAGTTGACTTAAGTGGGTAGCGCATATTATGACCCTCTAGTAGAAATGTACATTTTAGTTTAAAACAGGGCAAACTAATTTTCTTATGTTATAGATAGGGGTGAATGCCGACCCCCACCACCGAATTACCTAGGAAATCCTAGGGTCCCATGAGTCAAGGGCTATAGTGGAAATAATGCTTGTTACGTAGCGGAAAACGACCGTTTTTGTCTGTTTCTGCTAGGTTTTGGTGTGGTTTGGTCAAAAACCTGAGAGAATCTCTCGGATAGGGATTCGCCAACACAATAACACATAAAATCAAGACGCTGTGAGAGCCGTTTTAAAGCCCACAGAGCCACCGTTAAGACTCTAGGCTGTTGAACTACATAAAAAAAGACTCACGCTGTTACACGTGAGCCAGTCGGGAGAAAACATATTAAAAAGTTAGCTGTATATATTAAGATTGCCAAACAGTTCATAGTGATGACAAGACCAATCGACTCCCGATTCATTGGCTAGTCGGTCAAGTATCTTAGTCAGTGACTCGTATTCAGAGTCCGTTAATAAATCGTTCTTAATCTTAATTACTTTACTAGGTTGTAGTGATTCATAATGCATTACACTGACTCCAATCTATCATTTAATAATGTATAACCCCAATTTGGATTATAGAAGCGTTCCCATTTACAGACCATAGCCCAAGCAACAGACTCAGAGCTAGCACTCACATTGTAAACAGTATTAAGCACGTTTAATTTTATTAAGTATTTGTTCATTATATCCACCTATGCTTGATTGCGTACCCATCACCATACAACAATGACGAAAGCGTATAAACTAAATGAAAGCCCATATCCATGCCACAGCCTGACACACGCACAGAAGCATGATCATTACGAGTCCCATGCGGCCAGCCAATGAACTCAGCACAAGCATAAGACTGGTTATAAATAGAGAAAATTCCTGTCGAATGGATTGATATTCGTCTAGACATACCAGACCTAGAGACACTACGTAGAGTAAGATAGGCCGTTGACCCTTTGGGGAATGCCTCTTTTAATACCTCTTTATAATCTATTGTATCATATGCCATTATATTACCTCTCTATTATCGTATAAATTAAAATGGTGTTTGGCGTTAATAACGTGTTGTTTAACTACGTTTAAGCATGGGGTTGAGTCTGACTCCTGACAAACCCGAATATGCCATAATAGTTTATTAAGTTCTGATTCCAGTTCTTGCAAATGGTCAGTCATTATTCAGACTCCTTATAATGTGAATAAACTGCATCGTTGAATCGCTTCATTATAGCCATACTTTGAAAGTCCTTTTCAGCTTCCGACCAAAAATCGGATTTATAAAGAACACTTAAGCGGCCTTGGATATACTCGAAAACCTCCGCTAAATTATTGAACTCAAAACCGTCGAATTGAATCCAGTTTTCTACATTGCTCCAATCTGTTGCTTTATTATTCATTTTCGTTATCTCCAAACATGATAAAAAATTGTTGTATCCAGATGAAGATCAAAGGACAAAAAACAAACCCTAAGATTCCTATTAAAATTATATGATCTGTTAAACTCATTATAACGACTCCCTCTCTTTAAATTCTTGAGACATAGACTCTTGTCCGTAATCCGTCTCAACTTGCCAACGATCTATGAAACCATCAACAACATGATCACATATTAATTCATCGTCATTATTTCCATGTAAGATAAACGCCCATTCATTTTCATTTGCACCGATCAAATATAAATAACCTTGGTCGCAATCTGTAGTCGATTCATATGCTTGAACCCAACTTGTGCCAGTTGGATACCCAACATCATTAAATTGATCATAGTCGACTCTTAATTTATAACCACAAGCAAGAGCATCTCGCATCAAACTTTTAGCCGCATTCTTCATTTGTTTAACTCCTTTATTTCTTTTACTACTTCTTCAACAAATATACTTGGTTTCTTAAATGGGTAATCTTCATACAATTGCTTTTCTACTTCTTCGGCTTTCCAACCATAAGCAAAAACTAATTTCGCGTATTCTTTAGGGTTTTGTAGTAAATCCATTGTTTTTCTCCGTTTTGTTTATACGAATCTTATGCCCGATTCGCTTACCTAATGCAAGACTTTTATTACCTATTATATAGTATAATAAAGAGGCTCTCAGATCGATTTTAAGCCGATTCTAGGGGGGTTAAAGGTCTTTGCTCACATTAGTATAGAAAAATGATTCCCTGCGATCTGGACGTGTCAAGCCCTAAAATGAGGAACAGAATAAGAACAAACAGTGAACGAATCATAAACGAAAAACTCGGATAAATTATAATAAGTCAATAGCTAATTTGTATTTGTTCTAGTAATGGGAGAGAACAAAACGTAAACAAAATACCTATTGACTCAAAATAGCGAATCATGGTAAAATGGACTGACGACCTATGCTAAGATTCGAATCAGTTGCATAATTGTCACACATTATAAAATTCAATTTGTCAAGATGGTATTTAGACGCATTGCGAATCAGTTGCATTTATGTCACTGTTGCATTTATGTTACATTGTTGCAAAAATATCACTGTTGCAGAATTATCACACTGTGGTAAAAATATCACTGTTGCAGAATTGTCACACTGTTGCATTTATACCCCACCGATGGAAAATGACCCCCCACCAGTGGAAATAGAGAGTCGACCCCCACCAGTGGAAAATGACCCCACCGATGGAAATAAAGAGTCAGACCCCCACCGATGGAAATTGAGAAAAGGCTATGTATACCCTCTTGATCTTTATACTTGACCCCACCGATGGAAAATGCCATAATGATTCGTATAAACCAGAAAGGAAATATAATGAAGTATAGAGTAACATTTACATACGATGAAACAGTAGAAGCGGATGATCCAAAAGAAGCATTACTTGAAGTGTGTCTTAATATAGATGAACAACGTATAAGTGATAACGCAACGGTGGAGCCTGTAATATGACTTGGATAGTAACAGAAGATCCTTATGAAGTTAAGGTAGTAAGAAATGTAGATATAGATGTAGTTTGGCACCTTTATGAGGATGGAGATTTTGAGCTGTCAGACTCTGACTGTGGTAGGTTAATAATGGAACCCACAAAATGTCCTCAGTTTAAACTTATATCAGCTACAGACCCCGATGGAAATGAAGTTGAACTATCAGATAAAGAAGTTGAGGATGCTGAGAATAAAGCTATAGATGAATACTGGGATTGTATGAAGGATAAAAATGATGGATAATAAAAGGTTTATAAAACTAATGACTAAACATGAAGAGCTTTTAGAGTGGCTAAAGACTTGTCCAGTAGATTACATTCGTCATGGCACAATGAAAATTAAAGACAAATCAGGTCAGATTGTAGTTACATTTGATGTTATGGAGGATGAATAATGAATGGAGATAGTTACATTATAGCTTTATTAACACATAAGGATACTATAATACCCTTAGATGTAGGTAGAAGTTATAGTAGAATGGCCGCTATGGATAGGGCAGAGATGCTAGAAAATAACTGTTGGTTAGAGAAGGAAGCTCTTGACGGTAAGAAATACATAGCGTACAGTAAGAATCAGATAACATAGGAGATTAACATGATAGACCCAATT